GGTTACGTAACTCTGGAGTTTCAATCTCTGTTATCCTACGTTCCATGTTTACAATTATATACTAGAAAGTGTATTAAGTCAACCAGCACTAAAAGATCAACAATTATGCGACTAATTGTCCTTGTAGTCTGGCACGGCGAATAGATCTATCCCCTCGTCCAACAACTTATTTGTTTCTTCTTTGGTTGTTGTACCGTAGAACTTCTGGTCACGTTTGCCTTTGGCCGCTTTCCTGGCCTCTTTGGCGAAGTTTTTACCAACATTCTGGAAGTCTTTCTTAATCTTTTTGTTTAATTTACGAAGTATCTGTTCTGCCGACTCGCCCATTACCATGTAATCATCTGGCAGTGTTTTGTTTTTATTAGTTTTAACGTTTGGTGCCATGATGGCTTTGTCTACTGCAGAGCTGTCACACATCGGACAATTAATTAAGCCCTTGTTTTTTTGTCTCGTGTATTCTTTGCTGTTGGGAAACCATCCTTCGAACTCGTGATTGCATCTACATCTTAGTTGGTACTTGATCATATTATTATTTACATTATACACTTGACTTATATAACTGTCTACTATAATATTACACTATGGCACTACAGAATACATCGGGATACGTAAAAGGCAAACCTAAGAAGACTTCACAAGGTAAAAATAAGAGTAGAATCAAGATGAGCTCTATGAATAAATCTAAGAAGAGATCTTATAAGTCTTATGCCGGACAAGGAAAATAAGAAATACGAACTAGGATTTGTAGAAGCAAAGACCTCTGGTGGAGCAGTCTACGAGCAGGGAGTGAGGGAATCAAAAAGAAGTAAGGCCATCAGAACAATAGCACAGCCACTAATGGACAAACACTGGAAACATAAAGTCACAAACTTACACAGGATCTATAAGGTTGCAGAGTATCTACACGAAAGATCAAAGAGGACCAAATGAATAAAGAAACTATCACGGAAAAGAAATTAAAAGCCGAGGTGGGCAACCTGGAAGTGCAAATTGCAGACTACAGACAGATAATCAAAGAGCTGTCAGACAAATTGAAACTTTACGAAAACAAACACGGCACGGTGTTCCGTACGTCTAGAAATACTTCAAACCAAAAATAACAGCATCTTTCTTTTTACGGAACTTGATGTTTTCGTAGTCTATGATGTGGACATTAAGTTTACCACCATGCTGTATCATTATGCGTTCTGTATCCAGTGGCCTTATTGTGATCCTGTCCTCTTCGGGCAGTTTAGCCGGATACCCCCAGAACATTGGCCACCAGTGTAATGGATTAAACGAATCAAATCTCTCTTTCATTACTATAAGAAATATTAAGGGAATGATCGTTAATGGTTCCGCCCACAATGGGATGGAATCTATGGTGAGCCAATCTATGAGATGGACTAGTCCGGTCCAAACACCCAGTATTGTTAATAATATGCCTATAACAGACCATAATTCCTCCTCACCATCTATGTCAACATCATGGTGTGAATACATACGGGTCTTTTGTCTATTAGACATCCTCATATAAAGTATATATGTTCTATGCTAGTAGACTTTTACTATTATTCTGCTATAATAAGAAGTAAATACCATATATGCAAAAACATACTAGAAGTTTATTAGAAGAATTAAGTTCAATGCCACTTAAAAGGGACAAGGAAGAAGTGGTAGAAAGTAGAGCAACTCATATCCTGGAGAGTGCAATCAGACTGATGACCTACATAAGAGAGAACTTCGATCAAGACACAGCATTCAAACTAGAAAAGAAATTCAATTCAGCACTTAAGAACATGGACGCATCCAAGTTTAGCAAAGGTGTTGCACGTATCAAAGAGAACAGAGATGTCAAAGAGAACATGCTCAAAATCAAAGACGGCGAATACAAAGAGGATTAATCAATGTTGATAGAAGATGTCCTTACTGAGTTTAAACGGACGCACCTTGAACACATTGAGGACATAGTGATTACTGATGGCTATGAGGGTGGCAAGGCAGTTGTCGAATACTTCAGAGGATTACTACTAACACTCAAGGGATCAAGTTCTGAGGCTATGAGTGTTTCTGTTAAATGGGACGGTGCACCCGCTGTGGTATGCGGTATTAATCCAGATAACGGCAAATTCTTTGTAGGTACAAAGTCAGTGTTTGCACAGGCGGCCAAAATAAATTACACAAAAAAAGATATAGCAAACAATCACGGCACGGAAGATCTAGGACAGAAGTTACTGAAGTGTCTTGTACACATAAAGAAGTTAAACATACAAGGGGTAGTGCAAGGAGATTTGTTATTCACAGATGAGGACATTACACGTAAGAACATTGACGGCAAGCCTCACATGACATTCACACCAAACACAATCACTTATGCAGTGCCAGAAGCAGGTGAGTTAGGAAAACGTATAGACAGGGCAAAGGTAGGAATTATATTCCACACAACGTACAATGGTGATACTCTTGCAGACATGACAGCATCGGGCGGAGCAGATGTAAGTTCATTTGCTAAAAGTAATGATGTATTCTTTGACAACGCCACTTACAAAGATGTATCTGGTAGTGCTAAATTTACAGACGACGAAACTCAAAATTTCTACAACGGTATAGAGAAGTTAGAAGGACTATTGAATAACGTTCCACGTAATCTTTCAAGTGTGCTAGGACAGAATCAAGACTTCATACCTATGTTTCAAATGTATATCAACGCAATGGTAAAACAAGGACAACTACCTACCGATGTGACCAAGTTCTTATTAGGATTCAAGAAGTTCTACGCAGACAGAATGCAACAGCAGATGTCAGGACTGAAAGCACAGAAGGCACTACAATTAAGACAAGACAAGATGAAACAGATGCCACAGTTCCTTTCAGGAGCAAAAGCACCATTACAGGCCATGCTGACTTTCTACAAAGCAGTGCAGACTATGAAAGCATTTGTGTTAAAGAAAATGAATCAAGCACAGGCCATAGGATCATTTCAACAGACAGATGGCGGACTGGAAGTTACCGAGCCCGAAGGATTTGTTGCGGTGGACAAGTCAGGTAATGCTGTTAAGTTAGTAGATAGGTTAGGGTTCTCAAGAAGGAACTTGACCGGCATCAGCAAATTCAAGAAATAATTCTAAAGTTTTATTAACTTCCTTACTCAACTTTACACCATCGAAAAACGTATCATAATTGTGCTGTCTTAGAGCTTTGGTTTGAAGATAGACGTCTTGCCAATTCACTTTTTGTAATTCCTTACAAAGGGAAACTATTTTATCAATACGTTTGTCAGGATCCGGTTCCAGGTCGTAACTTTCATCAAAGTAACTACTAAAGGTTTTGAATCCCATCTCCCTCAACTTTTGCAGGTAAAGATGATTGCCATGTATTACGAAAGTGTGTTGGGCCATTATAGGCTTCCATATTTTCTCAGTCATGAATATTTCATAATTATTGTCGTTTGTTTCAGAAACTAAAGAACACACAGAATCAGAGTAAGGCAAACCGTAAATGTCCTGGTCCATGCCCCAACGAGGATAATTTTTAGGATCTATCCCAGGTATTTCGTATTTTTCCTGCAACCTACGTGGCGGTTCCATGTTCACAAAGGTATAGATGCTATTGTTTAAAACATTTTCCTGTAATAATTTATTGTATAATTTTACCCTATGTTCTCTTGTTGCTTTGTTTAGGTAAAGAAATTCATGTATCTTCGGCCATTCGTGTGTGATCCGTGGTTTGTTATCTTTGTGCTTGTGATACATGTAACTCCAGAACCACGAAACTCCGCCAGTCCATGTGTAATAAGGATAGGGTATGTCTATCTTTTTCATTTTTTCTCCTGTGACAAATATTTGTGATTTTATATTATCTGTTGACTCCCATGGGTTTGTTAGTATGAATACAAACCCTTGTTGGTGTAAAAGTTCTAGTCGAGTATAAAGATCTTTTTTATACGCATCATTCCCTATCAGTCTATTGTTGTGTATCCTCATGTCTATGAGTGCGAACTTCCTATTGTAGTTGTCAAGTTCGAACTGGTGAAGTGTGTAATATTCTCCTGTGCAATCAAATTCTTGGTTGGCCAGAGAATGAGTATCGATAAACTGTTCATATGAACGATGGTCACCGGTCTTCATTATATCTGTGAGAATAAAATTTCTTTGCATATGCTCTATAAATACCTATATGTTAACTCCATTTTTAAAGTATGTATCTGAGGGCAAAGTCATTAGACGACATAGTGACTTGCAGAGATTCACTTTCCCAGAAGTCACCGATAGAATTTATTTAAGTTTCCTTGCACTAGCACTTATGAGTCAAAACAATGCCACAGAAAAATTCGCTAGGGCCTATGCAGACCAAACAATGGCCAAAGGCACCTTTGATAATGTCAGGATGATGAACAACGATTTGGCAAACATGTTGGCGATAGTGGCGGGCGACACCGATATCACCAAGAAACTAAAGAACAAGGATCAAGCACAAGCCATGCGACAGAGACAACCTGTGCCGGTGATGGCCCTGAGAAGATATCTAAGAAGTTGGGAGGACCATTACAAGAATCTAACTCAACTTGAACGAGCACTTAACATAAAAGATGCAAATTTAAAAAACATAAGAAGAGCAGTAGCAAATTACGGTAGGTTAGATGCTAGACGTAAGATACAGACGCTACACAGACTACAACAGCAACTCCAATCTAAACTGCCCAACACGGACATTCTTAAAAAATTTAAGGAACTTTAATGATGATCAAGTATATCTGTGAGAAGTGTGGGTGTGAACAACACTGTGGTCAATCATGCACAGAGTGTAGGGACTGTCCTGACTGCGACTGCAAGGAGTGTGGTGGCAAACGAAAATAGTTTTTGGGTGTTGTATGGACATCACACGAAACCCACATACCTAGAAGACGCAGGCAACGGACAAGCAGATCAAAGATCTCAGGCATTGAGTTTTGTCAGCAAGTGGCGTGTGTGTCTGGACATAGGTAGTAACATTGGACAATGGACCAGACCACTGGCACAAAGATTCCAGAGTGTTGTCTGCTTCGAATCCAATCCAAACTTCAGAGAATGCTTTAATAAAAACGTGAGGGAAAACAACGTGGTCCTGCATCCTTATGGATTATCAAACAAAGAACACACAGCCAGTCAAGGTTTTAACAGCACACAACTGAATGACCAGCCTGGTGATATCAGAATGAGAACGCTGGATAGTTTTGGATTAACAAAAGTAGATTTCATTAAGATAGACGTAGACGGATCAGAAGTACCTTTACTGCATGGTGCAACAGAGACACTGACCAAAAACAACGCGGTTATCAACATCGAAATGAAAAAGGATAAAAGATCTGCTCTTGTTGATCAATGTGAATTAATACTGCGAGATCTAGGCTATAAGTTTCATAAACGCACTAAAAGTGATGAAGTCTGGCTTAAATCGTAATATTACAGCATAATTTACCAACTTTACCAATAAATACTTACAACTTGATCCCGGAGCGGGATCATAGCATTTAGTTAACAGAAAAAAGGAGGATAACAAATGCCAATAGCAAAAAACAACTTCAGTTTGAATCAAAACTATGAGACTCAAGGTGTAGACGTTACATTACTAACAGTTGACTTCATCGTAGATGTGTCAGACGAGGTAGGTGACTTAACATCTGGTTCAGCAGTTGCTGGTTTAGACATGACAAGACATGCGTTCGCTCAGAATGGATTACAAATCCTTGCTGAAGGTCCATTAGTGGATTCCAACACGCAAAAAACATACATGGTAAGAACAGACAATCTGGATGCCATTTCAAGTACAACAACAGTAGCGGCTTTACAGGCTTACATCAGAACATTAGACCAATCTAGTTCTAGTTTCCCTGGAGTAACTGCTGACTTAACAGGCGCAACAGTAACAGAAACTAAAATTGGTATCTTAACTGCTAACGCTGTTAGTTAATAACATTATAACCATTAGGAGAATAATACAATGGCTTACGATACATCATTACCGGCAGGTGGACCCGGAAACTTTGTTTCACCAAACTCGGCTCATGAAGCAGACGGCGTTGCAGTAGACTTTATTACAGTTGACTACATATCTGACGTTTCAGCAGAGGTTACAAACCCAAGAGCAAGTGCGGCTACAGGCGGACTAGAACTAGCGATGCAGGCAATCCAAAACCAAGGTGTTAACATTTTGGGAAAAGGTGCCCTAGGTAACTCAGACACAGAGCAAACTTACATGGTAAGAGCAGACGCTTTGGACACGATCAGTTCTACAACTACAGTGGCGGCGATTCAGGCGGCAATAAGAGGAATTAATGCACTGGATCCAGACAAAGTTACAGCAACGGTTAGTTCTGCAACAGCGACTGACAAAGATCTGTCTGATACTCAGGTAGCATAATAATACTTTAGGAGATATAACAGATGACAACTAAAATAAATCCAACTAAAGCAAACTCCACTGATCACCTTTCAGGTAAGACGATCACGGCTGTTACTGTAGACTTTGCAGTTAACGGTACGAACTTCTCTTCTACTGAGATGGGACCATTGGGTGCGGTACAGTTGGCAATAGCAACATTGACGCAAGAAGCAACACCACTTATCATCACTAAATTAAGAAGTGATGGTTCGAATGACGGTCAAGTATTTGACATAATATTCGAAGGTCCGTTCGGAACTGACACTTACGACGGTACGAACAGCGAAACGTTTGCGGCATACCTACAAACTGTGTTAAGACTTTTAACATCAGTTGGGGCAGGCTCAGTAAACTTGAGTTCAGCGACAGTGGCGGCGGCAACAGGCGCATCATTCTAATCTAATTAGACTGAAACACAATTACCAAAGGGCGGATCTTTAATTAGGTTCGCCCTTTTTTAATGACTTAAATACCGATATGCACGAGTATCATATTCACACCCTGGTGGACATCACTTACAACGGTAACCTAAAACAGGCATTCCCTTTCGAAACTGAAAGCGGTGCGGAGATAAGTGACAAGCAGTCATTGGCCATAGCCCGTGACCAGAATAGCAACTTCACCACCATGTTACAACTGCTACAGATGAGAGGTAACATCACATGGGAGCAATCTCCGGAGAAAATAGAAATGCCTAATCTGGGCAATCACGGGTTCGGCTCTTACTACGAGGGGCAACACACAATTTGGAACTTCCAATTTTTCACTGAGCAGGCGGGAGTGTATGGTGATTTTGTTGATCCCACTCAGAACCTAGTAGATGACTTTGGCCTTATTCCCATAATGGCCGAGTGCCATAACACAGCAAACTTTCCAGTGCAAACCTTTGTAACAAAGGAACTGCAAGGTACCGACAGCCAAAAAGTAATTGGTGCACTCGCGGGTGGCATTATAAACACGTACTTTTCGTACGCTGGCACCATCGATAAATAATAGCATAAATTAGGCACAAACAAAAACTTACCAAGGCTTATACAGGCAATGATTCAGGCTCATTTACAGGCTCTAATAACGGAGGTGCAGATCCTCAAAAGAGATTTAAAAAGATATATGAGTACAACAGATTTAGAAAAACAAAATTTAGAAGCACACGTGGACCTGTGTTCAGAGAGATACAAAGGGTTACACGATAGATTAAGTGCGATTGAACTTAGGCTGGCAAAGATGAATGAAGATATGTCAGTGGGGCACAAGTCTCAATCAAAAACTATCATTGCTACAGCAGGCACGGTAGTCGCAGGATTATTATCAACTATGGTTGTTATCCTGATGAAGATGCCAGGATAAAATTACCAATAAATGTTCATACAAATAGCACCTAAGGCCAAAGTCTATGTCACAGATACGGACGTTGCATTCATAAAGGCACATGCATTGGAATCATTTAGAAGTGATCAACTGTCACCAGAGGATGCTGACAGGGCCAAGAAGTTGGCGGACAAGGCAGTTTTCGTGCGTAAGAAACTTGACACCCATATGCAATATGCTTTAAATAGGAAGATAAAGTTTGTTGCTCATGACAGGAAAAAATAAATCAGAACTGGTAAAACAAATTGAGGCCTACGGTCTCAAGAACAAATTACATGACCTCGCACGGAAGGAAGAAGCACGTAGACCGTTTCGGCATCTACCCAAACAATTCTCCAAAGGCATCCTGATAGGCAACATAGCAATCGTCCCCAAGAAGCACACGGGCACTAGATATGTGTACGTGATCGCTGACATGATGGAAGCCAAGGTACTGCACGAAGACATTAATCTTAAGCAAACTGCAATACTTGTGGCACACTATCTGGCAGATGGAAAAAATCTACCTAACAGTATTCTTAAACTAGACATTAAACATGCGTCACAGTTGTTTGATATACAGAATGCCAAACGCATGATCAGAGAAGCACAGAAAGACAAGGACGAACTTACGGAAGATGTTTATTGGGACAGGTTGGACGTCGCTAACCGTCTAGCGGACGAATGCAAGGGTAAAATACAGCACATCTTTAATGACACGTTCGGAGCCTAGATAATAAATAAACACAGTATGAAGAGCTTAGACCTTACAAAACCCATTACTACTGAATCTCTATTGAAAGAATTTGAATCTAGATTCAACATGACCATGGACCTTGCACAGTTCAACGAGGAAGAACTACAGGACTACGCCAATCACGTGAGAACAAAGATACACGAGATTACACAGAACACACACTTCGGACAAGAATTAAAAAACGACGGCTATCAGAAGAACCAAATGATGTTGGACATCATCAACCAAGCAATACAAGAAAGAAAAATTGCCGAGTACGGTGGTAGCATGGGCAACACAATTTTAGACAAAGCAACAGCACCAATTAAAGATAAACTTTCAAAAGGACAAGCATTGAATCCAGAGGAAAGAGAAGCGGCATCTAAACTTATGGCAATGAAACAGATGCCAAAAGGTACAGGCACAATGATGGGTGTGAAAGAAGGTGTTGAAGAGCAATCAGAATTAATTTTAGCGGCCAAGGACATGATGGACAAAGTGACATCATTCTTGGAAGATCTAGCATCAATGAAGACAGAAGGCATGTTAGAACTAGCAGACAGAATCAGAGACGAAATGGGTGCTGAGAAATCAGACGCATT